GACGGATTATTTCGACACCGCTTACTATGCCCATATCAATGTTGGCAAGTGGGACAAACCTTTTGTTGTTACCGCTTGACAAACACCACATGGTGTGTTACCATGTATCTCTTAGTTAACTCTTTTAAGGAAATTTATTATGACTAAATCTGTTCAACAATACACAAAGATTTTTGAAGTTTTGCAAAACGCTAAGGCTCCCGTTCCTGTTAGCACCATTCGTGCGATTGATGGTATCGTTGCGACTCGCCTTTCTACTTATCTGTGGGAAATCAAGAAAAACACGGGCTTTGCTGTTCGTGCCAATCGTGATGGCCGTACAGTTGTGAGTTATGAACTCGTTGGCGCTGGTACTGCACCTGTTGCAAAACCGGCTAAAGTGAAGGCTGTTAAGGCTCCAGTTGTGAAAGCGGCTAAGCCTGTTGTTGCGAAAGCAAAGAAAGTTACTCCTACGCCTGTTCCTGCTGGTGATTCCCTTGATGGAATTATGAATGCGATGGCTAAATCTTCTGCAAAGAAACCTGTCAATCTGTTAGATGAGATTGATACAGACGTTGCGGATTACGAAGACCGTGAATTCGCTGAAGCATATATTCGAACATGATATTGATTGGAGTGATATGGATGACCGTGCAGTAATAGAACGATACATCCTTGAAGCATGGGACTTAGGCTTGACTGGTACTGGCGTTGTAAATTATGTTCAGTATATGTCAAGCATTCCCGTTTTTGAGATAGAGCCTGTTTTACAAAATTTAATTGCGAGAATGTCAGAATGAAACTTTCCATATATGATAGATTGATGCAGTATCCTTGGTTTTATAAACTAATGATAAACTTCACTTTTATGGAATATTTACTTTTTGCAATAATGATTGGACTTATTTTATGGCTATAACTAAAATTTATCTGGACATGGATGGCGTTTTTTGTGATTTCAATAGACGCTATTTTGATTTGTTCGGCGAGACTGCGAGCGAATCACGGGATCGAAAACAATTTTCTCCTAACTGGACTAAATTTATTGAAGCCGAAAGTTTTGCAACATTAGATTGGCACGAAGGTGGAGAAGAATTACTTGCATATGTAAGAACCATTCGTGGCATTCCTATTGAAATGTTGACTTCTAGCGGAGGACAAAAGTACCATGCAGAAGTGACAATCCAAAAGACACAATGGCTTTGTGAACGGGGAATCGAATATAAAATAAATACTGTGCCTGGGCGTAGATTGAAAGCCGAATATGCAGAATCCACAATCATATTGGTGGATGATACACCAGACGTAATCGATTTTTTCTCTAATGCTGGAGGTATCGGTATTTTACACAATAATGTCAATGTGACTATTGAAACTATGAAAAGACTACTACAATGAAAATTGCTATTACATCCGATGTTCATCTTGAATTCGGAGATTTAATTTTAAAGAACGAAGAGAACGCTGACGTATTAATTCTGTCTGGCGATATTTGTGTTGCATCAGACTTTCGTGATCCCGATGTTTACAGTATTGTTCAAGGCGGTAAGACTCAACGCTATACCGAATTCTTTATCCGTTGTGCAAATGAATTCAAAAATGTAATTTATGTTGCAGGCAACCACGAACATTATAATGGTGACTATGCCGAAACGTTTCCAATTTTGCGAAAGTACTTGGGACACATTGAAAATCTACACATCCTTGACAAAGAACATGTAATCATTGATGACGTTACGTTTATTGGTGGTACATTGTGGACTGATATGAATGCACAAGACCCTGTTACTCTTTCACACATTCGTGGTGTGATGAATGATTTTCGCATTATTCAAAACAGCACCGAAATGGTATCGTACAAGACAATGGTCAATGCATATGATGCTGATGGCAATGTAAAGTTAGATGAGAATGGACAATCAATTCAACAGGCAGAATTTCATAAACGTCCTGCTAGGTTCACACCAGAAGATACTGTACAAGATCACAAGAAAATGTTACAATACATTCAAGTGACTACTGCAATGCTTGGTGAGAATACAAACAAGTACGTTGTTGTTGGGCATCATGCACCTAGCAAAGCATCTACTCATCCACGATACAAAGATGAAGTGATTGTGAATGGTGCATATAGTAGTCGTTTGGATCAATTCATTCTTGATCGTCCACAAATTAAATTGTGGACTCATGGACATACACATGAAGACTTTGACTACATGATTGGCACCACTAGGGTTGTTTGCAATCCACGTGGCTATATTAATTACGAAGACCGTGCCGATAATTTTAAACTTAAATACGTGGAGATTTAAAATGGAAACCCCTATGGATTTTGAAAACTCGCATCCAAATATGGAAAAAATTATTGATGCAGAAGGTCTTCTTCCTGTCACAAAATCAGTAGCAAAAATGCTGATGCGAAATCCATATACTTCATTGGGAAGATTCTTTGAGAAACTATCTGATGAAAATTTACAAGCATTAATGGAAATCATTGAAGAAGGCGATAGTGAATTCAATGATGGTATGGAAGATGTTGTATTGATGACAGAAATGCTGTCCCGTGCTGAAGGTGTTCCAAGTCAATGTATTGAAGACATTACGGAAAATGTAAACTACTTTGGTGCATGTGTAACATGTGTTTCACTTGCACGTAAGGGGCTTGTTCGTGTATACTACGATAACATGTCGTTTGGTAGAGACCAAGGCGATAAAGTACTTGTGGAGAAATTAGATTGAACATTTTTTATTTGAATCACGAACCAAAAGTCTGTGCAGAAATGCACTTAGATAAACATGTTGTCAAAATGATTATTGAGTATGCACAACTACTCTCTACTACACATCGTGTGCTTGATGGCGAACGATTCATCGATAAGACTGCGAACAATCGTAGCATTCAACGTTGGCGATTACAAGATGCTACACTAGAGAAAAATCTCTACAAAGCGACACATGCAAATCATCCATCTGCTGTATGGGTACGACAGTCTACACAAAATTACATGTGGCTTGCTGAACTGCTTGAAGAACTTTGCAAAGAATATACATACCGTTATGGTAAAATCCATAAAGTTGAACGTGATGGTTTGATGCAAATGTTGAAAAATAATTTTCCAGTAATGCTTAATGATAGCGGTTTTACGGAACCTACGCCTGCGATGCCGGATACATATAAAGTGACGAATGATTCTATTCGCTCTTATCAAAACTACTATATACATGATAAGGCGAGATTCGCTAAATGGAAAAACAGAGAAACACCAGAGTGGTTCTCATACGGAGTAAACAATGCCAACTTACAACTTTCGCCATCGTGAAACTGGCGAAATAATTGAGAAACTTTTTAAAATTGCTGATAAAGAGGAATTCTTAGAACAAAATCCTCAATATGAATCTGTTATGCTAGGCGCCCCATCATTAGGTGATCCTATTAGATTGGGTCTCAGAAAGCCAGACAATGGATTTAGAGAAGTCCTTGCAAAAGCTAAAGAGGCTCACCCTAGAGGTAATGTTAATACTTTCTAATAATGGGGATACATTACACTACAACAAGTAAAAGGGCTCCAATGGCGAGAAAAACAAACGCAGTCAAAACTGCGAATACCGAACTTGAAACCACACCAACCCCAAGACTTAAAGCAGTCAACAACACACTCAAACTCAGACTAGATGATTTAAAAACTTTTGACCCTCTAACAGAAAATCAAAAACTCTTTTTTGATGCATACAAACGTGGAGACTACTTTGTAGCACTTCACGGTGTAGCAGGTACAGGTAAAACATTCTGCGCTTTGTATAAAGCAATTGAAGAGGTGATGGATAAATCAAATCCATTTAACAAAATCATCGTAGTACGTTCTGCTGTTCAAAGTAGAGAGATTGGACATTTACCAGGTGACGTAAATGAGAAGATGGAAATCTATCAACAACCATATCGACAAATCTGCGAAACACTATTTGGTCGCAAAGACGCATGGGATAGATTAGAAGAGCAGGGACATATTGAATTCATTTCAACATCATTCATTCGTGGTATGTCATTTGATGATGCTATCATTATTGTTGATGAAATGCAAAACATGACGTATGAAGAAATTGATACTGTTATGACACGGGTTGGTTATCGCTCCAAAATTATTTGGTGCGGCGACTATAGACAAACAGACTTAAATAAAAAGAAAAATGATGTATCAGGAATTCTTAAATTCTTTGACATTGCATATCACATGAATGCATTCACAAAGATTGAATTTACCGTGGATGATATTGTTCGTTCCTCATTAGTGAAAGATTATATTTTAGCGAAATTACAATATGAAGATGGAGTTGCCGCAACAAGTTAGTCTAGCAAACATAGATATTCGTTCATTGGATCCAAAGTATATTGCTTTGGATTCAATTCGTACTGATAATCAATATGTAAAAGAATTTTTAGAAAATTTTCAAAGTTAATTTTGGCTAGATCACAAAATGAAAATACATCATTCCGTTAAAATTACTAAAAGTAACTTTAACAGGGATCGTATTATTGTGATTTGTAGAAAAGAGAAGTTTACAAATTTTAACAGCGTATTAAAAATTGTTAAGAAATATAACTTCCCCGAAAAATATATCGACATG